GTATCAATAAATTGATCTAAGTATAAGAATACTTGTGGTGTAAATTGTATATCGTTTGGAAATTGTATTTCGTGAACTTTTAAATCTGCTTGATCAACAACAAACTCAAATCCTTCTTTGGTTAAACGTAGTCCGCTATCGCCCTTTTCACGAATGTTCTGCCATAACAGCATATGATATTTCTTAAGGCTTTCTTCGCTAGTGTCTTTTTCAGCCGCGATTAAGAATGTTTTAGTGTAGGCGGTCTTTTTGTCCATTACAGGATTTTTCCGTTAGTTAATTCTACTACTTTGAACTCGTCTGTTTGAAACAACTTGTTAAGTTTTTTTGCTAGATTATGAGCATGACCTGGATTACTAAAACTTACCTTCTTGTATTTAGGTCCTGGAGTAGGACTTACTGCACTACTGCTTTTTAAATTAAAAGGTTTGCCTTGATAAAATACTGCCCAGATAGCCTCCGCGGCCAGAACTTCTTCACTTCTAAATGTATTTTTATCGGTGTACTTTAAAAGTACTTTTGGTTTAGGTCTACTCATATACGTAATTTCCTTATTAACTACGTATATATTTATCCTTTTTTACTAAAGTTTACCACCGTCCATTTGTATGGTTACTTCAGGCTCAACAGATTGTTGTGAATCCTGTAGTTCAACTAGGCGTGTCATAACCATGCTAATACTATCTGCAAGGTCTCTGTACTGTTTTGCATCAAGTTTAAGTTCTTTAGCAGATGTACGTTGTGCTACCTTAACAGATTGCAAGAAGTTTTCGATAGCAATAGTATTAAGATTGTTTCGAGACACGTGCCAATGTTTCCTTCATTTCTAAGTCTGTTGTAAATGGTCCTTCAAACCCATAACGTTGTAGTGTTATAAGTTTAGGACAGAATGATTTAACCCAACCTTTGTCAAATTTAATACAGTAATATCCTGCACAGTAAAGGCTTTTTGATTTTCTGCTTTTACTAAACAGTGGTAAGCCTTTTTTAACATCATACAAAGGATTAAAAGGCTTTGTGCTTGTTGGGTAATTATATACCTCGTGCTTCTGTTCTTGTTTTTCAATCTTTTGTTTAACTTGTTCAAAGAAGTTATCGCCGAAGGTTTGATGTATTTCGTCGATTGTGTCAAACTTAATTTTTTCTAGTTTTGTGACTAGATAGTAACAGTTAGTATCTTTTTGTAGTGTACCAACTTTTCTACCTCTGTCTTGTACAATCCAAAACTTATTAGGCACTAACTGCTTGGCTAATAGTTGTTGCATGTTTTCCTCCGTATCTTGCGTTTAAAGGTTCAGCGAATGACTGAGCCTGTTCTGTTATTTTGTTTAGTTCGTATGAACCAGCAAACTGTACTAGTCGCACACCAACTTGTTTAATATCTTTTGCACCATCGATTGCTTCAGCAATAGTTGTAGCAATTAAAGTTTTAATATCATCAGGTTGTGCTGTCAAGTCACAAAGTGTAACATTACGAGTGTAGTCGTCTAGTACACGATGTTCTTCTCCTAAATGATCTGTCCAACGTTGTAGCATAAGATTATTCCAGTTATAACCTTTTGCATCTTTATCGTCATATGCTTCTAGCAAACCAACTTTGTTCTTAGTGCCTTTCTTACGAACACCTGGATACGCACTAAACACATTATCACTTGTATCACCACGCATACATTTTTCAAATAATAACCATTGTGGATCAGGTGCAGGCTTTGCTTGTTTTGTTTTCTTATCGATTACATGTTGACCTTTTTCATCAAAGTAACCTTCGTGTGTAATGGTTGTCTTCATAACACCATTATACTGTTTAACGTTAGGTGCAATAAGTTGTGCAAAGTCACCATCAGTTGAAATAATAACATGATCGTCATTAGGGTGTGCTTGAACCCAACCTGCAATCAAATCATCTGCTTCAAGTTGTTTGTGTTGTAATACAGTACAATTTGTTTTGTTACGAATAAATCCTGTAAACTCATCAAATGTTTCCCAGAACACAGTTTCTTCTTCTTGTTGTGCAACAGTAAGTGCATCACGAGTTTCTTGTCTATTACGTTTATATGGTTCGTAATAGTCTTTGCGCCAACTACGTCCTTCTAGGCAGAATACTACGTGACTGCCGTCGAAGTCTTTCCATGCTTTTCTAATGCTTTGAAATGTAGTATGTAGTGCCATACCGATCTTAATATCGGCATCTCCTCTTACTGCATGTCTAGCACGAAAAAATGTGTTTGCTGTATCTACAAGAATATAAGTCATTATTTCCTCATCAAATATTTCATTTTATACCATTTAGCAAAGTCGGGATTGTATACCATAGTTTCATGCACCTGCTTTGCACTTAATTGATCACTTCGAATACAATCAGCAAGTACTTGATAGTCTTCTTTTTTATATCTACTTTGCTTTTTTATAATTGTTTTTGTCATTAGTATCCTACTGTTTTGAGTTGAATTGCTTTATCTAAATCTTCTTGCGGAGCAAAGCCATGATCAAATAGATCAAATGCTACACTTACTCTTTTATTATCTTGCATGTGTTCTGGTACACTGTGCAATACATAACTAGGAAAGAATGTAAGTCCACCCTTAACATTTTCAAATCCTACTTTAACTTGTTCATCTACAGGACAATAGTATATAGTCTGAGTGTCATAGTTGTCAAAGTGTATATTACCACTTAGGTAAGAAAAGTTTTGAGCACCATGTCCGTGTTGCGTAATAGGTTGTCCCTTGTGTACTACGTTTGCCCAACTATACATATATAAATTTCTTATTGTTGTGCTATTAGATTTCATGTATTCTATATACTGTTCTCTAATCCAGTTTAACAAATTCATAAACTGTGGAATATTCTGTGTAATTTGAAAAAGATTGTATGCACTGTACTGAGCAGTAAGACTGTTTTCACCTAGTCCTGTACCACCATCGTCACCGCCGCCATCTTTCTTTAACATCTTGATAAGTTTTTCTTCATTATCAATTAGCCAGTTTCTAATAAAATCAATTTCTTCAGGCTTAGGATATACAGCATTCCAAAAAGGAATATTCCATGTAGGAGCATATTCATTTAGTGGGTGTATACTTTTCCAAACTTGTAGCATTAACTAACCTCTGCCTTACCGTTTCCTATATCTTTTGTGTTTACAAAGCCAGCACCCATCTTAGTTTCTGGACTTGCTACACCTTGTTCTTGTGCAACATTACCACACAATTCTTTAAACCATCCGTCAACAATTTCTTCTTCGCTATCGCCTTGATAACCGTTTAGTCTAAGTTCTCTAATAAAGTACTCATTCCAGTCAAGTTCAAAGAAACCGTTACGTGGATTGTTGTCTTTCATTTCTACGTTAAGAACTGCTACATATGGCTCTTTCTTTTTTGTTGCCTCTGCTTTTGCATCAGTTCCAGGTTCTTTTGATACAGAAGCAGGAACATGATTTTTATTAAACATTTTTTTAAGTTTATCTAACATTATAGTCCTGCCTTTCTTGCTTTTTCATCTAGTGTTTCTTGTTTATGTTCCCCAGGCGTTTCCGAAGATGTCGACGTGTAGTCTGGGTGTATAGCGCCAACCTCGCTCCATTGCCAATGTTGCGACTCCTCTAGTGTTGAGTTTGTATTCTTCCGACCTACCCCCAAGCGGCATAACATAGACCGGAACATCGATTCCTTCGCTACGGTACGCCTCAACTGCTTTGGAAACTTCATCCACATCTTCTTCGGTAGCCACAACAAACTTGAAATACATACTACTATTAGGTACATCAAAATACTGCCTAGCAATATCAGGCTTGATAGCAGTATCCCAAGGCTCTCCGCTAACGGAAAGTTTCGGACTGCACGACCAAGTGATATGAAATGATCTTTCGTTGTTGAGCCACTCTCTGAAATCATCTCTAAGAGGTTGCGTTGTATTTGTTTCAAATGTAACATTTTTTAGATCTCCCATTTTAGGGTGTTTAAATAGATCCATGTATAACCTTTGCCACCCTAGCAGAGGTTCACCGCCTGTTAAGATAAAATGAACATCCTGTCCATTATCCATTGTCCACTTACCTTGTGGAGTAAGACTCAATACATAATCAACTACTTCGTCAACTGTATGGTCTTTCATATACTTTTTAAATTCAGGATATATACTTGCATACGTATCACAGCCTGTGTGAACAATAGGCAAATCCTCGAACTTATTTACCTTGTCTAAAATTCCATCATCAAGAAGTGCTTTTACTTCTGGATTATACTTAATACCTTGTTCTGCTTTTTCTGCTCTATTAGGGTGCTTGTCTAAACCAAAGTTCATACAACGAAAGTTACAACCAAATGTACGCAAGAAAACAGAAGGTACGCCAACAAAACGTCCTTCACCTTGAACACTATAAAATGCTTCACTATATCTTAATTTCATTTACAACTCCTATTATATATTATAGTGCTTATTTAGGTTTTTGTCAACCATTAACATCCAGTACTTTCTTCAAACATTTCCATTTGTGTAACGTCTTTTTTGGTATACTTTTGTTTATTTGGTATAACACCCCTAACACCACCTGCGGGTTCTTCCATATCTCCGTCTCTACGGAAAATTAAATGGACATGTGGGTACATAACAGTTTGGCCTGCACTAGTACCCATATTGATTCCTACATTAAATCCTGTAATTGGGTTAGTTTCTGCTTCAACATTCATTGTACCCATTTCCATAGCAAATTTGAAACATTTTAAAATACATTCTTGTGTATTTTCTTTTGGTACAACAAGTGTATGCCCTAGTGTTACTGGATAGATATCTTCATAAACAACATAATCTCGTGTATCGTATGTAACTTTAGTCCACGGTGCTCTGCCTTCTTCTTGTGCTTTTGCTAAGGTATCGATCATTTAGTACTCCTGTATCCAAACAGAGGCGGCGTAACCCTTACCGTTAGTATCACCTCCGTTATTATCTATGTCATTGCCTTCGTAAGTAATACTACGTACTACATCTTCTCCGTTTGTAGTTTCACTGTATTGAATTTTAAGTTTTTTAGGATCAAACTCTCCTACAGTTTCAACAATACCATCAAAGAATGTACCTTTTTCCATAGACAGCATTTGTACAATGTATGTGCCTTTGTCAGGATATGTATCTTCAACACTATCAAGAATTTCAGTTTCGTAATCTGTTTCTTCACTGATCTTGCTGGCCCAGTCATTAACATTTTCATGTTCAATTATTGTTTCGATATGCTTACTACTATATTCTAAACCGTCTACTTCGTTTACTTCTATTTGAGCATTATCAATAGTAACTGCATGAATATGTTCAAACTCGTTAGGCATTTCGTACCACGAACTACAAGCACCAATGCCTTCTTCGTCATCACTTAAAAAGTTTGCTTTTGGCGGTACACTATCAATATTTTCAAAGTCAAATGTACCTTCTCCTGCGTTTAACAAATAGTTACATAGATCATTATCTCCATGTTCATCTACAATAGGTTTCCAAAAGTCATATGCTTCTTTTGAAATACTAGCATAGGCGTGTTCAGCACCGTATCCCCATAATTGAATATGATAGTATCTAGGACCTTTAATATTATCTAGTGTTTGTTGTTGTTCTTTAAGCGTAGCCATGGGTTAGTTCCTCTGTAATATATCTTTTAAGTTCTTTATCTTGTACATCGTGCGGAATATCATTCTTGTAAAAGATTCTATAACTGTCTGATCCATATTTTCCGATACCACATAGTTCAGTAGCATCCTGGCCGTCCCAACTTAGCCATTGTTGACTCATTTTCCAAATGCGTTTAGCACGAACGTTTTGCATACCTAGTGGTTGCAACACTTCAGCAATTTCTTCTACTGTTGAATATAATAAAATACCAGCAGTAGGCCAACGTTCAAAAAACTCTTTAAGCACAGGTTTAGTTTGACGTCTGTCAACTTGATTTAAACAGATAACACCAACCATGTGTTGCCAACTGTCTTCAACCTGTTGTTGTACCATTAGGTCGTCTCTCATAGTGGTAATTTTCCTGTATAAAGATCAATACTTAAACTAATCATTCCCATAGCAAAAACTGTAATAATAAAAGCCTGTGCAATGCGTACAGCAATATAATCATACATTAATATAGTTCCTCAATTTTATCGCAAATTTTTAACTTCTTCGCTTCTTCTGCACTTAACCAAACGTCTTGTGGCGGAAGAAGAATTTCTTTAATCTTTGCTTCAGTCATTCCTAAGCATTTTTTATAATGATTAATCATACGTTCTGTGCTTAGTTCAAATTCTCTTACACGGGCATATAGTTCGTGTTCTTTACCTCTGCTACCCCAACTGTATTGATGTGATAGAATAGAAGTATTAGGTGTTAGTATACGTTTGCCTTTTTGTCCAGCAATAAAGATTAAAAAACCACAACTTGCAATAAGTCCAAGTCCTACGGTTTTAATAGGTATACTGCTTGACTTCATTACATCAATTAATGCAAATGCCGCATGTACATCACCGCCCGGTGAATTAATAATAATTGTTAATTGTGGTAAAGGATTGTCTGCAAGGTTATGATTCATAACCCATCTAATTGCATCTTTGCACGAAGCAGATGTTATTTGATCCATCAAAAGATAGACGCCATTGCTGTCTATGTTTTGTACTTGCTGTTGTTGTTGTTCTTTTTTAGCCATATGTTCCTACGTTTTCCCAAGGATATACTAACCATACATCTTCCTCGGCTTTGTTTACTTCATCACAGTGATATGACACCCCGTCAAATTCACTTGATAAGTTTTCTGTTAATACTGCGAAACGAACATTGCCGCCCCAAATTTTTTCCCATTTAGGATCTTTAGGCAAACAACTTGATTGCCAGTCTTTTTTGATCCAGTTAAATGTAGCACCTGTATCGTTAATATCATCTACAATAAGAATTTTCTTTTCTAATGGTCCACCTGTTACTTTGTCAGAGTCTTCGTATACATAACCAAACGCATCTTCACTCATCCAAGCATTTACTTCACACTCACTTTCGTCACCGTCTCGTAGTGCTACCTTTAATGCTTCGCAACGAATACCAGTCATGTTTGAAATAATAGTAGCAGGTACATTACCTCCACGTGTAATGCCTACAATGTAATCAGGACGCCAGTTGTCTGTGTACATCTGATTTACGATATTGGTACACATAACTTCTACATCATGCCAACTGTAAAACTTTTTATTAATCTGCATCTACTTCTACCCCTGTAATCTTATCCCAACGGAAACTGCGCCAGCCTTTTGCATTTACGTCCCACACCACGCAAACGTTTTCACTTACTTTGCGTACTTTTTTCTGCGATGCAGGATCTTCTTTTGTTGCAGGTGGAACAACATCTTCTTTAAGTGTGCAGGTCATTACACGTTCATCGCCGTTAAGTTTATTAAATTTTACTACTACATTACCACTATGCAATACATTATACAACCAGTCTCGTGTTTGTTGTTCGTTAAACTTTTGTATATCAATGTTCGAGTTCATATTTTTCTCTCAAGTAAGTTTCATTATCTACCCATTCACCATCTCTAATGAATCCCCATTCTCTCATTTTAGGTCCTGGGATAAACAGTGTCCAAGGTGTAACGCCAGGCTCTAGTTCAATCCTATGTAGACTTTTAGAACCGTTAAATCTAAAGTGCCCAGGCTTCCTCCAAAAACGTCCTTTAGGAGTAGTTTCCCAATATCCGCCTTTTAGAATAAGTGTAAAATAAGGCCACGGATGATCATGCAAATCATCTAAGTCACCTTTGTGGAATTTATGTAAGAATACATTAAACGGAAAACGTTTACGATCTTTTAAAAACAAATAATAACGTGTTAGATAAGGTTCGTTTTCATAGCGATCCATAATAACACGTTTACGACCAATTAGGTCTAACCAATCTAAAAAATCGAATCCACCGATCCATTTAAAAAATCTAAAACGGAATGTCATCTTTTTCCTCGTTATTTTCCTTGTCTGCTTTTACCATAGTATATACGTATAAAAACTGTTCCCATAATGCTTTGCAAGTTGGATTTGATTCAACTAATTCTGTATCTACATTAGTATATGAATCATCTATATCACCAAAACTCCATTCAGGACTGGAATCTATACCACTAATACTAAATGTAGGACTTATGTTACTATCGTATGTTAATGTGCTAGGACCGCTGTAACTTGAATCGATAGTTACTGTACCTGTGTTAGTTGAAATAGGACCGCAAGTTGTATAAGTTTGATCATCTATTGTTATAGTATAATCTTTATTTTCGTCACCCATGATTACCTCGGAGCAAATTCCTGTTGTAGTTTAATATTGTCCATAAACTCTTTTTTAGTTGCTGGATCATCTTTAAATGAACCTTTTAGTACAGTTGTTTGTGTAAGACTGCTATGTGCCATGATGCCTCTGTTTTCGCAACAACCATGTGTTGCCTGAATATAAACACCTAAATGTTTTGCATCTGTTGCCTTACTAATTTCTCTTGCAATATCATTGCAAAGTTCTTCTTGCAGTGTACCACGTCTAGCACACCATTGTGCGATACGTGTGTATTTGCTAAGTCCAATAACCTTGCCATTAGGAATAACACCAATATATGCAACACCTGTTACTGGCTGATGGTGATGTGAACAAACACTCTTTAGTTCTGAACGAACTACAAGCATACCTGTATATGCATCTTCTCCTTCATTAGGAAAAGCAGTAGCATTAGGAATAGTATCGTAACGTCCTGCCATTAGTTCGTTGTAATACATTTTTGCAAGACGTCTTGCTGTACCTTGTGAATTAGGATCTGTAAATCTATCGATAATTAGTGTATCTAATACTTTTTCAAATGCTTCAGTTGCTTCTTCAATTAGTTGTTCTTTTTCACCTTCGTTAATAAAGTCACTAATATTGTCGCCTGCCCAATAGCGTTTATTTGCTTCTTGCAAACGTTTTGTAATTTCTCTTGTTTTTTCCATTTATTTCTCCGAGTTTAAGACGTGGATGTCTCTTCATTGTATGATTGTAACACATTCTTTAGTTTTCTGCAACTAAAATATTCATCACTTAAGAATTTAACTAACCGATCTAGATTTACATAATGTTTCTTATGGTCATTCATAATCCAATGAATTTTTTCAATTAACTTATCTTTATTTGCAATATAACTATCCCAGTCTGTAGTCCATTCGCTTGGATACTTGAAATAGTCATCATACATTTCTGTATAACTTAATCTATCAGGCATAAGCGGAAACGAATTTACAATCGCACCTTCATATGCACTAATGCCTAATGTTTCTTGTAGGTTAGCACTAAAGATCATTTTACTTTCGCCTAGTAAGTTGTGATACTCGACTTTGCTTAATCTTTGATCTTGACAAACGACAAATTCATAGTCGCCTTGTAATGTTTCTTTTAAATCTCTAAAAATTTCAGGTTGTTTTTCTGGAGCAACTCTGTGAGGAAACAAAATTAAGTTTCTCTTCTGCATACCTTTAAATGGAACAAGTGAGTCAGCAGTATATTCCATAGGCCAACCTGTACGCACAATTTTTTTACTTTCACATAGTTTATCTGTGTCTTCTTTACTAATGCCTAGTAATTCTTTAGCAAACATATCTATATGAAAATTACTAGCAAAGTAATTATGGTTAAAGCATTCAAAGAAACTTTTCTCTGCGTGTCTTACCCAAGGTTTATTACCTACTAGTCTACCTAAAAAATCTGCAGGATCATAACTACCCGCATGCCATAATCCATGTGTTATTACATCAATACCTAACAATTCGGCCATGTATTTGATGTTAATAATACCTGGATGCCAAGCGTCTGTGAATAGTATATGATCCCCAGATTTAACTTTTCCTTTTGTAAAGGCTCTAGAAATCTTTTCGATCTGTGTAGACTTGTAAATGTTAGTACCACCAAAGTTTAAGAAAGCACCTGGTGTAGTAGCATCTGGAATATCATCAGCACCGTCAATAATTTCAACAGTTACTTTATTGTTATCAAATACACTAGTACTAGAAAGTATTTTAGGTACGTGTACCTTCCACTCACTTGTGTAACGTGTTTCAACACTTTCTAAGTCTACTAACCAAATCTTCATTCCTAATTCCTTTGCCTATTACGCTTACGAGCCAACTTTTTCTTAAGTCGGTTCTTATGCCTGTTATACATTTGCCAAGGATAACTTGCATTGTTGTACAAGTCCTTCTCATCAAACACATAACTCTTAGAGTCACCGTGAACCCAACTGTTCACGCACCAATCCTTGTATGATTCAAGGTCGTTAAAGATCTTTACGATCTCTGGGTGGTCTGCAAAATATGACACTGTCATCTCCTTTAATATTTTGCGTACTCGATATGGGCACCGTTTTCTCCATCTTCGCTAACGTCGATGTGTACTTCTCTGCCCGGGTGTTTAGCAATAATCTGATTATATAGATCATCGCAGATCATTTCACAACTCTTGTAGTCTAGTTCAAGTGTCTTCTCCTCGTACAGTTTTTCTAACCATCTTTTGAATTGAATAAATTCGATATCTCTGTCGTTGTGTGTAACAGTAATACCAACCTTGAAATGGAATATGTGTCTGTGGGGATATCCCAAAAACGAAACATCATATTCATCACCTGTTGCAAGACTAGGATCTTCTAGTGCCGCAGGATACTTGTGAATACCTTCCTTACGGAAAGTCACCCAAATCATTCTCTTTGCTGTATTCATAATACGTCTGTGATTGTCTTCTGCCATTGCTTCCTTCATCATGTTATCAGTTATACTCATATTATAGTGCCTTTCAGTGCTGTTGTCAAGTTAATCTTTAGGTTCGTCATTGCCATATTTGCTCCAATCTGTAAACTTATCACGTTCTAGTAAGCCGTGTACAGGTTGAATCCAAACTCCGGGATTAGAATGATCAAAATCAGCATCGTCGATTTTGATACAAGCATTATAGTTTAATTGATTTACATAAGGAAGTTTTACTGATAACATACTAATAAACTTGTGTTTTTCGTTAAAACCCATTTCTAGTACCCATTCGTGATACTTAACATCATAGTCTAGGGTTACCCAATAATTCTTATCAAGCAAACCGTGTATTAGATCTTCCCAATCTTCTTTTGGAACAAAACTATGATTAGCACCAAGATAGATATGATCAACGTGATTCTTTTTTGCCTTTTCAAGAACTTCTTCTAGTGGACGACAGCCTACAACAAATAGTGTGTCCATATCATATGCTGGTGTTTTTTCTACTTCAAAGCCTGTAAAGTACATTACATCATCTTTTACACCGTCTGCATAATCACGCTTCATTTTTTAATAGCCTATCAAGTTGATCTTTAATATAAAGTTTAGTTTTCTTTAGTTTAATTAAAAGAGCCTTATGGCCGAAGTCTCTATACATTGTACGCTCTTTTTCTATTTCGTCAACCTTTTTAGAATAGTATTCATGCTCTTTGGTTAACTTTTTTACTGCTTTGTTTTTTATTTTAGCCATTATGCCTCCTCAAATAGATTTGCAAATTGTGTACTTGCGTTTACAGTTTTCTTACCCGTTGCTCCTCTAGTGCCAATAATTGACATCCAGAATCTTGAAAATTCTTCTATGATTGCTTCGGCTTCGTCTCTGTTTGACGTTGCAAATATTGCCTCCACAACATCTCTAAAAAATACCCTGTTAAAGGACTCTTCCACAAGCATGTTCGGAACTGTTCCGTTGTCGTATTGCCTGTTCGCTTCTTGTACTGCATTAATGTGACTCCATACATTATGACCCATTTGGATCGCATAAGAAAAACTATCCCATGATGTTTTTCCTTCTTTGCCTATTTTATTTAGGTCTCCTGGCGCATAGATGCAAACATCTTTTGCCTGTAAACTTTGTGTAATAGGACTATCTAAGAAACTTCCGTGTTTGCCTTCACGTACAAATGCTTGTCCAAATGATGTTGTATCAGTTGCCAATGCTTTGTCGTCAATGCTAGGTACCATTCTGTATACCCATTTAGTTCTGTCTTTTGTTTCAAGTTCACAATAAATTTGACCATTTGCTGTTGCTAGGAACGGAGAAGCACAGTCAAATGTAATTGTAAAATTAGGATTGTGATACTTACGAACTGCTCTTTGAATATCTGTTAAGAGCGTTGCCCACTCTAGTTTGCTTGTACCTAGGAAGTGCATAAAGTCATGCACACCTTTTTCAAGTAAGCCGTCAAAACGTAGTGCTACTAATCTTTTAAGAACAAGATGTACATCACACATATTCTGTCCACCCATTGACCAACCGTTAAAGTGTGTGTCTGGGAATTGCTTAGGATCGCAATAGTGTTTCATACGCTGATACCAATCTTCTGCGTCAGCGTGATTTTCACCTTGTAGAACGTTTAAGAACTTACAAGCACCTGTTCTGTGCTTCATAAAGTAGTCGTTATTGATTTTAGTTGCATTAACAGCATCAATGTATGTACTAATACCTGTTGCTTTAGCACCAGCAGGCGAACGTGCAACCCATGCCGGGATATCAAGGATCATACCGTAGTCCATATAAGCGTCCATCCACGTAAGAACTTGCTCACGTTTCTTTTGTGCCTTAGGACAATTAGGATCTTTCCAATCACCTTCCCAAACGCCTTTACCAATCTGGAAGCCGCCTGAGTCACCTAACAGCCAACTGTTCTCACGATCACGTTCTCGGATCATAAGTTCTTTAGGAGCATCTTTGTTTATATCAAGTTCTGCATGTCCTGCCGAATATAGTGTCCAGTGATATTGAAATATACCCTTTTGACGATTAAGCCAATTAAGTCCTTCCATATCATTGTTAGGAAAAGGAATACGGCTCTTTTCAACATATTCTTCTTTACGTTGCTTACCAATAAATGTAGCATAAAAGCCACTCAACGCCGGAAGAAATATTGCGTAGTCCTTTTGCTCTGCTGTTAAGTCAGTTCTCAAAATTTATCTCCTACTTGCTTTGTGCAGGCAAAATATATTCATATGTTGCTAGTCCGCTGTCAACTTGAATTTGCATTGCACCTTGATCTGAAATACGCATAGTCTTATCACCATCAAGATTTAAAATAGCCATTGTTTGTGCTACTGGCCATGCCCATTCATTTTTAAGGCTACCTGTTACGCCTGTTGCAAAAACAAACTCACCTGCGTGTGTACTTGCATCACCAAACTTAAATTTAATATCTGTACCATCTGTAATAACAGTAAACACAGTTTCTTCTGCATTTGCAGTTGCTTGTAATTTAAAACGTTGTACATTAGCAACAGTAGGTTGTACTTCAACGTCCCAGTTAGCACCTTTAAATTTAACAGTCTTAAGTTTTTCGTTAATGATGTCTGCGTTCATAAAACGATAATCGTTTTTAAAATCGCCGGCGGCATTTTCAAAGTGAATACCTACTGGAATAGTTTGACCGTTACGATCAGCAGTTACAACATCAATTGATGCTCCGTCTTTATATTCTGGACACTTCAAGTGAATGTCTAGTTTATTTAGGTTAGGCATACCAAATGTGCCTTTCATTTCTACTTGAGCATTTTTAGTATTTGCCTGTAGAATAACAGAACGATCTTCAGCCATGCTGTCGATTCCTGTTTGTGCATCATCACCGTTGACCTTGACAATATTCAAAAAGCCAAGTGCGTGTGTATGTGCTACAATATCTTGTAAAATGTCTTTCATTTGTTTTCTCCGTTCCTTTTACATATTATATTTAGAAAATCATTCAAAGTCAAATAAATTATTGAATGTATTCTTCTGTTCGGTTGATTTAATATCCCAATCCAAAACGCCTAATAAGTTGCCAATTTTGTTATCGATGATAACTGATTCCATTTCATCGTCCGCAAACGGAAGTTCTTGGAACCAACTTGGTATTCTTAGTTCGTCTGTAGGATATGCAACCGAAGTATATCCCATTGGATTGTTTTTTAGTTTACAAACAATAACTTTCATTCCATCAACAATGTTCATAGAATAGTTGTCACTGTTCATTTCTTTCAGATTATTCCAGTTAATACTTGCCCTTACATGTCCTGGCATATTAACTTTACCTTGCTTTTTAAGTTTAGCAAGATAATCTGTAATGTTGTTTGCACGTTTAGGCGAGCCTTTTTCCCAGCCTGGTCGTGCTTTAAATTCAGTTCTAAACTCAGTAATCATATCAAGCACTTGTTCTTCTTTAGCACCTGTTAGCACTGCTAACAAAACTTCGCTTAAGAAGTCTTGCATAAACACAGGAGTATCTGAACGTTTGAGATCGAGGCCCATTGCTTTTACTTTGCCTGGTTTGCCATCAACGTCTTTACGTTCGCCTTCGTTATCAAAAATTAAAATTGCATAACGTTTCTTGGTAATGAATAATCCTTTTTCACCTACAACTTCTCTACCTGCGGCAATAACACCTTCACTTCTTGACTTAGGACAATGAAATGCATCGTTCATAAAGTTAGGAAATGATTTGTTTGCTTCTTCACAGATTTGATCATACAATGCAATAATGCTGTCTTTGTCCCATGGGATATCACCTTTTTCGATCTCAGGACGCAAACTTGTATATGCACTAAAGTAACAAGAGTCTGTATCTCCATATATAATTGCTTTACCTATGTGATCATAATCACCTGTAACAATTTCATTTACTTTAGCACTCATATGCTTAACAATAGCACGACCTGTTAGCGTAGTTGATTGTCCAATCCGTGGATCAAAGAATCTACAACCTGGATTAAGAATAGCACCATATAAACTGTTTAAGTTAATCTTTTTAACCAACTGTCGCTTGTCCCAGAATGCAATTTCTGTTTTATTTCCTGCATCAATTGCTTTACGCATTTTGGCTTGTAATTCTTTACGTTCAGCATACCAACGCTTTAACAGTCCTGGAATAACACCATCAAATTCTGTAGTTAATATAGTTCCGTTAGCACTTAACATCCAAGGTTGATTGCTTTCGAAGATTAGTCTATAAACTTCCGCGGCACTCATTACATCACTTTCGCCGTTTTCCCATAGAACTGTAATCTGCTTGTCTTTGCGTTGTTCCATAACAAAATCATATTCTAAACTGCCGAAACGCCCTTCCCAAGCCGCCGCAAATGACTTCTTACGCAAGGTCATTTCATCACGTACATATTCTTCTGTGTATTCTGGTTTTAGTTGTCCTACAACAGTTGCTGGATCCATGTTCAAACTTCTAATAACGGAAGGATACAGTGAATTCAAGTCCATTGACCCAATCCAGTCATGCAATCCTTTTTTAGGATATGCAACATACGCACCTGCCGCCGGTTCTGAGCCAGGCTCTCTGTGTACTCTGTTAGGAACTACAAAGCCACGTCTATGTGCTTCATTAATGATTGCTTGTTCTGTAACTGCAACAGCACCCATTGTGGTGGGTAGCAAAACTGTATTTGCATGTGCAAGTTCATTGGCTAGATCAATAAACTTTAGTTTTTGGTCCAACTTGTCCAGTAGTGCAACGTCTTGTCGGTTGTATTCGATAAACGTTCGGAAGTCATTGTTATAAAGTTGATCGAGCGTACCTTCGTACACAGTCTTCTTTTCACCGACTTCCATTTCACCAATGGCATCAAGCCTGTAAGTGTGTCTTTCTTCATACGTGTATTTACGATACAATTCCAAACTATCTAAATGCTGTCTGCCTATTAGGTCATAGGTTTCCTGTTCTCTTCCAAACTTTTCATATGTTCTTTTCTTAGGATATTGACCCCATAAACAAAAGCGTCTTGTATCTTCTTTAGATAGCACTCGTGTAATTCTATTAACAGTGTATGGAATATCATAACCTTCACTGTTCCAACCACTTAGTATATCTGCATCTTCAATTAGTGTAAGGAACGTATCAAGCATTTCTGCTTCACTATCAAACAAATATGTGTTAGGAAAGTCTTTTACAGCATACTTGGCATCGTCCATGCTCATACCCTTTGGTGGCATAGCAAGTGTAATAAGACTGTCAAGCCATTGTAGGTGTACTGTGATAGCAGTAATAGCAGTAAAAGGATCTTCAGGTGAACTGTACCCACGTTCTGGGTCAAAGTCAACTTCGATATCGAAAAACGCTTTGTGCAAGTCGGGTGCGTCTTGACCTAAATAATTTTCTTCAAGTAATCTGTATACCGGATTGATGTCTGCTTCAAACAATCCTTTGTGCTTGTTAATTTTTTGTTCTTTAAGATATTCTTTCCAACTCTTACATACAACACGGCTTACAGGATCGCCCATGGTACTTTTTTGTTTACCACGTGCATCGCCATAATAAAAAACATATCTTGCGGGGAATTCTCTGTATTCACGTTCGCCGGCTTTAGTTCGCTCGACTACTTTAATAATATCTTTGTCGCGATCCCAGAGGGCATCTACATAACTCATTTTTTCTCCTGTTTGTCACTTTCGGCTGACAATACCAAATTGTGTCGTTTATGGCCGACTGTACCTTCATCGTAGTACTTATGCCTACTACTCTGAGTTCCGTTTTTTTCTGCCTTTTTTTGCCTGTTTAGGTTTAATGCCGTGTTCTTTATACCATTTCGCTTTAATTTCTGCATCAGTCCAATGAGGTACTCTATCTAATCCACCAGCACCTTGTGCCGCACCCGGCGCCACTTTTTCAATCTTGCCACCTTTAGCAAGAAACGTTTTCATTAATTCGTCTAGTTTTTCTTGCTGTTCTTCTTTAGAAGGTCCATCTTCTTTAGGATTATAATTTCTTCTAATGTCTATTGCCATAAAACTCCTTAGTTGTATAACAATATAACATTATTTTCACTCTTTGTCAAGTTCTATTTGCTCAAAATACATATTTGCATTTCTGCTTTTATCATCTATCCAAAGATCATAATGGGGTTTTCCTAGTTTTAAACTTGTATATTTTACACCCCAATCTTTTAGTTGCTGTTTTGTAAGTTCTGTATAATCAATTTTACTTTGTTGACCTCTAGCAGTCCAATAGTGTATTTCGTGTCCTTGATCAAACAGTTCGTTGAAATGTTCTATTCTTTCTTTGTAAGGTTTTGATAAACTATAATGTTTACCCAATTCTTGATCACATATAGTTCCGTCAATATCTACATAGTAGATCATATTTTCCATTCCATCTTTTCTTCAAGGGCATGTTTAGCACCGTGGATATAATCACGATCTTCTTCTTGCAATGCACTCCAAAATTTGGATACACTTTCAATTAGATCAAGTACATCATCTGGGTGATGAAGGTGATGATTACCTTCCATCCATTCCTGTAGTTGATCCATGCGTTGTTTAATTTTTTGTTGTACTGGTTTAGTAAGATCGTAATCGGTCATTATAACCATCCCATTGCTACACAAAACCCAAAAATGTTTACTGTAAAGAAATAGTAAACCATTACTAATGGCCATGCAAGTTTACGTCTAGTGTATGTAAAAATTGCAAGTGCCGATCCTAACATAAAACCTGGATACACAATACGCATATCTGGATTATCTGCATTTATGGCCAGTGTCATACTTGCACCAATAGTTACAAGGGTGCCTAGCATTTCTAGCCAAAAGCATAAAGGATCTTGTTCTTTAGCCTGTTTCCAAAACTCAATTATTTTTTTCAATTACTTGTCTCGACCAGTAATTGTAATAATAGATTCTAGATCGTCGAAGTCACTAGATACTTCACCCCAGTTTGCTTTGTGTGCGATTGAAATTGCTTTGTTAATTAAACCCGGCTTTACATCAATTTCTTCTGCTACTGCTTTTACAGTATCTCGTAAGCCTTCATTTAAACTTTCAACTTCTGACTTAACTTGTACACCGTCGTTAATTACCTGCATTAGTTTAGCCTTTTCTTCAGGACCAAATACTTTTGAACTCATAGGTTACTCCTTTGTTTATTTTGTATATTATATATTGATTTATTCTGTGTGTCAACCTTTATTGACAGTAATGGTTAATCTTTTAACCCTTCACCTTTGTCTTTATATGCCCATTCATCTGTATGTCCAACGCTCCATTTTGGATTGTTTTCTACAGTATAGTTTTGAGTGCATACTTTGAAATCTGGCGTCTTTCTTTCGGTTGGAATTAGGCTTTGGTCTGTGAATACTACTCTGTTGTTTGGTTGTGCGGCAAATTGACCATTATCTAGTTTAATAATATTAAATGTTTTGTGTTCTGGATCATGTTCTGCAAAATTTATATCAAGTGTCGAATGCTGTGCATGACAAGTGTCAAGTGTAAACATATATTCACCTTTGTGCATTTTGCGATCTTTTCCAAAGAACTCGCAATCACATAGCATAGGCTTTTTAATTAGTGTAATATCATAATCAAAACAGTCCCATATTTGCAGTGTGTCTAAGGGAAGTTGGTTGTCTTTGTCGTAATTTTCTTTCCATACAAACGCTGATATTGGAAGTTTGTCGTAAAGAGCACCGTATTCGACTAGTAGTGTTTCAAAGTAAAGTGCTTTGCTTTGTATACTTCTAATACTAATCCACATGCCCGGAGTAAGTTCTCCGTGACCTTTTTGATGATCATATAAGTATTCTTTTTTAACAAATACTTCAACGGGTGGTAGGTTGTGTACTAGAAATGCCATAGTAGTCCTGTTGTTAACTACTACTATTTAGTTTTTTTGGCTGTTACTTTTTTAGATTTGTATAGTTTAGCGTGTGGAACTTTCAAGTTCTTTTTACCGTATATATTACCTATTTTGTGTGTATACGACATGTGTGCTGGATCTAATCCGTAAAAGTAATCTGTTACTTCACGAATTTTCATGTTAAACTTTTACGCCGGGTTTTTGAACTGGTTGTTGATTTTTTTGTAAAAATCTTTCAAGAGCGTCTATAGTGTTTTGTAAATCACGTTCTTCGGTTGGTTTAGCAGACATACCTTGCATACCTTTTAGCATAGGTAACATCATTATAATCAACTTATTCATTTGCTGAACCGGACCTATTTTTTCTAGAATACCTAAAAACTTTTCCATTGCTTGGTCCGGCGGAATAGTGCCTTGTTGAAATCCTTGATTTGTTTGCTTTAATTGTCTTATAAGCATTTGATCGTTTTCATTAGTTCCAGTAGTAGCATTCTTAATCCATTTTTTTAATCTTGCAAGAACACTTGATGTCTGACCTGTTGTTTTAGTCTTTTGTTTGCTGTTGTGTCCAAATGTTGAATCTAAACTACCTTTTACGTCTGACCAAGTGTTTTCACTAAACTCTATAAATTTCATTATTTTTGGTCCTCTAAAAATTCTAAATATTCTTTGAATAAACTTTTACTGGTAGGTTTTGCTTTATCTTCTGCACTAAGTTTATCTTTGATAATTTTAGATCTTCTTAGTTTGATAGCATCTGCTGTTTCTTTATCCATTGAGCCTGATTTACGAATTTGTCTTTCTAAATCATCTAGATCTTTTGTATGTCTTTTAAGTTTGTCACTGTCTTTTTCTTCGTTATACATAACTGCTTCGAAAATTTTATTCAACTTGCTTTCGATGTTATCTAGTCTTGCTTCAATTTCTGCATAAGGATTTGTATTTGAAGGAATAGTTTGTACAGGCTCAGCATACATAGTGCTTGGATTTGGTTGTGCTGGACTTGGTCTTGATCTTGGTGTGCTGTTTCCTAGACCTGCTAGTGCCGCCATGTCATTTGTGCTTACATCTGTAACACCCGGAATATGTTTGCCACGAACACTTTCGTTAACATTTCTTGCATGTGCATTTGCATTTACGTCAGTTCCAGAACCTGTTGATTGTTCTTTTGCTGGTGCAACCGGAGCGTCAACTGTTAGTCCTTGGTTTTTAATTCCTAGTTGATTAAACTTGTTTAGTATGTTGTGAATATCACTCATAATTAACCTTTTACTTTTTAATTTTTACACAGTTATCAACTGTTTTTCCGCCCTTTTGTTTGGTGCCCATACGCTTGTAGCCTTTCCAGCATACTTTGCCATCAACACCTTTTTGCTTTTCTTCATCAAGTGTAGTGTAACTAGGCTTACCACATTCTTTACATAAGCCTTTTGATTCGTTAAGTTTGCGTTCTAAACTTTCAAAGTAGTCATCTTTAGCATCTTTCATTGACACCATGCGTTTCTTTTCCATAGCCTGTTGACGCTCACCTTCCATGTATGCATGAAGTGTTTTGATTTTTTCGTGTACACCACTTAATTTATTTTGAAACCATTCTGGAAATACGCCACCTTTGTGTACGTGATCTCTGATTTCGTCAGCCGCATATTTAATAAATGCAATTTGATTATCTAGCATTTCACCTTCGTAATCACTTGCTGGTTCGTCATAGTGATCTTCTTGTACACTATTTGTTTGTATTTGATTGATTTTTTGTCTTCGGCTATCCATTTGTTTCGTTATAATTTGGTGCGATTTATTCATCAGTTCTAATTGTTTATCAAAATGTTTCATAAACTGATCGTGTGGCATTTTGCTATAATCTATACTATCAAGTTTTTTTAATTCTTGTTGTATATATTGAAATTCTCTTGCAAGAGAGTCATCTTTAGTAGGCACTGCTCTTCTGCCATCTGTACCCATTTGTTTAAGAGTAGCATCATTAGGAAAAACACCAAATGCTTGTCCTATGTTTTTCATTAAATAGGCAAATGGTCCATTTGTGCTTGGACCCATTCCAACTTCAGAAACTTCAGTTTCGAATACTCTATCTAAGATTTCTTCTCTTGTGTAACTTTCCCCTTGTGCAGGATTGCTATTGGTATTATTTGGGTTTCTTGCTCTTAATGCTTTTAAATTTTGTAATTCCTTATTGTTTAAACTAGCATTTTGTTTGTATTTTTGTGTAAGAACATTAAGAGTTTTTTGTGCGTTATGTAACGCATCAGCATATTTTTGAATTTCACCTACTGCGATTTCTAAATCTGAATATTTTGTTTTGTCATCAGCAGTTCTAATTTGCATTGGCATTTTTATGTACTCCTCTTTAGTGTGCCACCAAATATTGAAGTCCCTTTCATATCTAGTGCATTGTCGGTTGGTTTTTGTTTTTTTGCTTTTGGTGGATTAGGTACTGCACCTACCAAAGACCCGTATTTTTTACGTGTCTTTTTATCACCAATAGCCATGTGTGGATTTACAACTACAGATACATCGCTTACAGAAGTGCCGCCTGCTGTTGCTACTTCGTCTAATTGATTAAGTGCATTAAAGATTGTGTTTTCTGTTTTTTCTTCTTTGTGAAAAGGACTATATTTTTTGTAAATTTTCATATCAGGATCTAGGATTTTCATCATACCGCTGATTGCTTCTGACTCTTTTTGTCCTCTTTGCCATACGCTGTGATCATCACTGTATTGATAAGTCCAATCATGACTTTTAAGCATGTCAACGTATTTGTCCATTGCTTCAGGACCTAAATCTTTTACCTGCTGTTGTCTAATTTTTTCAGAACGATCAATTTCTGCTTGTTTTTCGGCTTCATCATCTTGATATACTTTACCAAGCACATCTTTCATTTTGTCATTCATAGGACCAAGTTCTGCTGGGTCTGCTTCATCCATCTTTTTATACTTTTCTTTGCGTGGAATAACTTTAGTCTTGTCCTTGTGAGCACCAGCGGCACCACTACGGCGTATATCCTGCATTGTTTGTGCGTTAGGATCACGTGCTTTAATAGGCTTATCTTTGCCCTCTACTGTAACAGTGTTATCTATGTCTAGCATTTTCATACTACTATTTACCCTTTTTTACGTCCTGATTTCATGTTTGCACACCAGTGATACATCTTTGCTTTTTCGCCACTAGCGTTTTTTGCCTTCTTACGTAAACTAGTTACCGATCCTTTGCAACTAGCACCGGCACGTTTGACTCTACCCGGGCGTGATTTACCCTTTTTTTTACCGTCTGCAAAGTTTTCTACAACCTTTAGTAGATCGTCTATAGGTAACTCTTTACCTGTTTTTCTTTTAAAGTTAACTCGCAGGTAACGCATTATATTAGTAAATTCTTCTCTAGACAGTTTTCCTGCTTTTAAATCTTTAGAAGCATGTCGAATCATAGCCTTTGCATTGTCTAATGCTCTAGGAAAATTTATTTGTTGGGCTCGTGCTATTTCGTCTGGAGTTCTTTTTTTATTAACTGCTTTAAGCAAGTCATCTACATAACCGCCGTGATCATTAGCAGGTTTTTGCAGATTAGGTTTTTGCGTTTTTGCTTTGTCTAATGCTTTTTTAACTGCGTTAAATCCGTATCTTTTTACAAGTTCTCTAATCGTTACACCAGCCGCCGCTAGTGCCGCAATTACAGCAGGATGTTCTACAATAATTGATTCTTCTATGTTTTCATTCTTTTTTTTACGGCCAGCACAGTGCGCCTTTTGACTAAATCCTTTGGGATTACTACAATCAATGCTTTTCTTATATTTTGCACTCCACTTTTCCATGACCGTTTTTACTTCCTCAAGTGTAAGTGGAATACGAGCAACTTCAGCATAACCGCTGTTCAGTTGTTTTAGCACTTCGTATCTGTGATGTCCGTTAATAATTCTATAGTTTTTATCTACTACAATAGGAGCGAAACGATTCTCTGTAAGACGTTTATACTGCTTTTGTAGATTTTCTGTAACAAGTTCTTTTTGCACTGGACAAACTACCTCCAAGTCTACTGTTTCTACAGCGTGTGGAATATAGTTTAAGTGTTCTTTAGTTACCTGTGGCAATTCTGAACGTTTATATGTTTCTTTTGGTTCTTGTGTGACTCTAGTGCTTACCATTAAGTCACTGTCTTGCGGTTCTTGTACATCTCCCCTAAAGAACCTGTCCAATCCCATTTTAATAGTTTCAAGTGAATCTTCGTCGGCTTGATACTTAATACCATAACCGCCAGCCGCGATCCAGTCACGTATATTTTTACCCCTATCGTCTATGAGAATGTTTGGGGTACCGTCCGGTTGGGTTGCCCACTTAGGCTTTCTACCAGTAATGATAATATCCTTTGGTAGTGGGTTAAGATGCTTTGATATCCAAACTCTTTTGTGTTTTTCAGAGTTTTTATTATCCCCGCGTAATGGACTTGAACAAATATTATAATGATCAGTGTAACTTAGTACTAGTTTTAACAGTTGTGGTACTGTTTTAAACATAGGCAGTCTTGCAAAAAAGTCAGTGCCTATCATTTTGTCTAGTGTAGGATCTACTTTTGCAGGAGGTATATCTCTGTATGAGCCTGTAGTTACTCCTGCTAACTTTGCATACTCCGCAAAGAAGTCAGCCAAGACACCGTCCATGTCTAGATAAATTTCTGTAGGAGTATTATCTGTTTGGCTCATTATTTTTTGCGTCCTCTAAATCCTGTTGGCATGCCTGTCATGTATGGTCTACTAAACCATAACTTAAACCAATCACTGTCGCCCGGTTTTACACCTAGTTTCTTTTCTTTGTCTTTTAGTGCCTGTGCTGTGTGCGATATGTTTTCAAAGTTAACAGGTTGTTGACCTTTAAATTCGTTAGTAATACCAGCAAGTTTTTGTAATTCTTCTTTGGTCACTTATAGTCCTTCTAGCATCCTTGCAATAACTTGATCTAGTGCGCCTTCAAAATCGCCTTTTTCCATTAACTTCGCCGCTTTAGGAAATTTATTTGCTAGGTCTTCATATGTATCTATAATAGCATCAACATCTTGTTCTGAAATATCTAACTTAAGAGCAATGTTTTTCCTCATATCCGGATCAGTTGCATACACCATGTCAGGTAACATTTTGCCTATTTCTTGTGCTATTCCATCTTTATTCCATTTTGCGTATGTTTTTAGCATACCAAAATTATAACCCATTCTTGTTAACTCTTGGCTACCCATTCTAGCACCTGCTCTAGCAAAAGGAATACCCTTCTTAATAAGGTTATTGTAGATATCCTGTGAAGTAATTTGCTCTAAAGGTTTTTCAATAACTTGTTCTAGGTATTGTCTAACTTCTTGCACTCTACCTGCAACTTCTTTGATTGCATTGATAATGTGCATGATTTCTTGTTTGCCTTCGATTATAAAGTCTCTTGCTCTCATATTAGTTTATACCCCTTCATCATTTTTTTAAGGGTGCCTTTCTTAACATCCTTAGTTGTGTTTTGTTTAGTAATTATACCTACGCCAGCCGCTTCTTCAGTTTGTGTATCTTGTATGCCCATACCTTGACGTACTCTATTGTACATTTGTTTTGCAAGAGTTTCGTTACCAGGAACACTGCTTTTAAAACCAGGCTGTGTTTGACCTGTTTCGTCTTTCCAATCTTCAAATTTTCCTTCAGCGGCAAGTTTCTTTACCTTACTTGCACTCATACCCTCAATACCGTCAGCATCTGGATCACGTTCTCCACTGCTAAACACTCTTATGTTTCTAAATGCAAAAGGAATTTCGCCTGACTTATCAGGTTTGTTGTTATACTTGTCAACTAATGATTGGTATTGATCTATTCTATCACTACCTGCAACAATAGCAACATTTGTATAACCTTTGCCTTGCAAACTTTGTAAGGCTTGTATTATTGTTTTAATACTTGAGTTTCTATCAATCGAAATCTGAAACATTTCGCTTGCAAAATGTAATTTTTCTGCAAATGATAATGGATTCTTTTTAGCATCCTGTGTCTTTGTTAAAAAAAGAATTGGATCGCCTTGAGTCTTTTGTGCAATAGACTTAACAGTTTCAATAACCTTGTTATGTCCGATGGTAGGCGGATTCATTCGACCCCATGCTATAACTGCTGTTTTTTGAGGTTGTGCTTCTAGCAACTCCTTTAGTAGCATTATAACTCCTTAGGATCGTATTGGCCGTCTTTAATTTCTTCTAAGTGACTTTCAGCAAACTGTCTTGCTACTTTTTCTTTAAGATCTTTTGTATAAATTTCTTCAACGTTACCTGGAAGTTTATATTCTTCTTGATACTTTTTACATCCTTGTTCAACCATGGCCATAAAACATTCATAACAAGAATCATCGTCTAAAAGATTTTTTCTTTTTAATTCATCAACCGCAGGTAAAAAGTATTCCTTATGTAGGTCGTCTTGTTGTTCGATATAAAATTTAATATCGTCTACAAGTACATCAGGAGTATCGGTTGATATGTTATTATCAAAAAGTTCTTTTAAGAGCATTGTGCATCACCATTTTCTGCATGACCAGTAACGTGCTTTGTGCTTAGGACCCGGTGAATCACAGTTGTGTCTTGCACGGAAACTCTTACGTCTCTCCGGATTAGATCTTTTAATTTTCATATCTGGATCACCGAAGTTAACTTTAACTACGTTACCTTTTGGATTTTTTACGTATACTTTAAATTTCTTAACGTCACCACGCATTGGCTTGTTAAGTTTTACAGTACGTCCTTGATATTCTGCTTCTTCTATGTGTTCTTCGTTTTCGCCGATCCACCCAAATGATTCATAAAATTCGTCACCGTGTAGTGTTACGTCATTTAAGCCGTTAAACCATTCTGTAATTTCTTCACTTTCGTTTTGAATGCTTTCTAGTTCAAGATCTTTAAACAATTCTTTTGCTTCATCGCTCTTAGGGTCGAGCATTTTGTCTTTGAAGTTCTTTTCTGCTCGTGCTACCATATCTGGATCACCCTTACGTGTTTCTTTGCCTTGTGCATCTCTTGCATATACACCTGACTTAGGTGGCATAGTTGGATTACCATCTGGACCAGTTTGTTGATTTTTAGGATCAAATGGATCAGTTGCCTGTGCATCATTTTGATAGTTAGGATTTCCGTCACCTACATTGTTATCAGTTTGTACCCAACCGTTGCTGTGGTGACTGTTTTTAAACTTTTCAATTTCTTCTGGTGTAGCATAGATTCTATATTTCTTACCTTGCCACTCCCAATGTGTTTTAGGTTTGCTAGTGTCAATATTAAAATTAACTGTATTACCGTTAGATTGAATACGTCTGTTGTGATAAGTTAATGACTCATACATGCCGTCAAATTGTAAATCAGGCATTGTGTCAGTAGTATTACTACCTGCCTGAGAAGTTCCAGTTGTACTATCGGTTCCATCAGTACCTGCTTTACCTGTAAGTTCTGCGGCCATGTCTTGTGCATCGTTTTTAATAACGTTTGCCATTTTTTCAGCATGTGATTTACTTTGTAATGCCATGTCTAGTTCGTTTTTATTAACAAGATCTGCTAACTCTTTCTTGCCTCTTAACGCACTACCTGCAATCATAACTTGAATGTCAGTACCTTGTTCAACCATTTGAGTCATATCTGCAAAGGCTTGTTCATCTCCACGGTATGCTCTATTAACAGTTAGAATTGCTTCTCTCCATTCTAGTTTATCAGTAGCATCAACTGCTTGTAATTTTAATGCTAACATTTTTAATTCGTGATTGATATTTCTTATTTCGCCTGCCTGTTTCCATTCAGCAAAACTTAAATCAGCAAGTGCTTCGTTACGGTCAGTGTAGAAGTTACCGTCATCACTCTTGCTCCAATGTTTATATTGATCAAGTGCTACCCAACGGCTACCAACTTTTCTATGTGTACCTGTGTAATCACCATTACCTTGCCAACCCGGAGGATTGCCTTGGAAATCTGCATTAAACTCTTGACCGTATTTGTATGCAGGTAAACCAAAGCCTAGATCTAATAAACTTTGTACTTGAAACTCACGTGTTACTTTACCAGTCCAAATTGGGCGACCGTCAACTGCCATTGGAACATAACTTTTTCGTCCGTCAGCAAATCTAATTGCTTGATACATTCCACCGCCACGTTTAATAGGCTCTTCGTCCCAAAGGATTTCAAGTTGGCCACGCTCATTAAGTTGACCTTCTTCTTCTATGGACTTTGCGATATCGCTTTTAAATGTAGAAGTCGATTCAAATTCATCTTCGTTATCGTCTTTGTAGGGTATTTCTGAATCTGGGTCTTTTACTAATGGTAATTCTTTATGTTTTTCCATTGCGGCTTGAACAACTTTAACAAGTTCAGGTCCAAGTTTTTTCTCGCTGTCATGGACCATATTGCCCACTTTGCTTATAAACAAGGAAAGTTCATCATTGTTTTTGATTAGTTGTGCTAGTTCAGATAGTTTAAAAGCAATCTCTGCTCTTTCATCTGTAAATTGTTTAATGTTAGCACTGCTGTATTTGATTTGTGATTTGCTTGGTTCAGCAAAAACAGCGTCATTGATATCAGCAATTACATCAGCGGCAGTCTTGTACTCTTTACGTTGTACTTCCTTCTTTGCCTCAGAAGTAATACTGTCTATTTTATCTATTAAATTTCTAAAGTCCATAATTTATACTCCTACTGAAGTATTTATACAAAAGGACTTATCTTCGAAAGGGTTTGATTTCTGTGATTTCTGGTGCGTTTGCTGTGAATTCGTATCCAGCCATACTACCCACATATAGGTCTGCTCTTCTATGCATTAACCGTAGTTTAACCGTGTTTAAAACTATGTCTATGTACTCATTTTCAACAAATCTTGTAAGATATGCTTCTTTTACTTGCCCGTTGTCAGTACATTTAACGTTTATTGTTTCTGGTAGGTGTTGTGTATACATTTATGATCCCTCACATAGTGAAAGAGGCCCCGAAGGGCCTCTATCGATAGTTTTAATTAAGCAACTAAGCCTTTAGCCATTGCTTTGTAACCAGCCGCGATAACTGCTCTTGACGCAGTACCTAGTCTGTACTTTTTGTATACTCTACCTTTGCTGTCTTTAACAGTGTTTAGGTATACTGGAAAACCGTTGAAGCGTAATGCTTGGATTACTGCACCTGGGTTTCCTGCACCAAATCTTGATTTGATTTGAGCCGCAGTTAGTTCATTACCGTCTTGTAATGAAGCAAGTACTTTAGCCTGGATAGTTTTAGTATTATTAGTCATATTTTCTCCTATTGACATTTTAAATAAAACACTTTGCAAAGTGTTACTCTATTATAATACGCTCTTTAGCATATAAAGTCAATAGCAATATAGAATTAATTTAGCCAAAATGACTATTATTGGACTGTGTAGCCGTTTCCACTTACTTCAATTTCGTAATCACCCTTGATCACTGAAGCAATAGTGTTTGCCATTTCGTCTGCTCTTTCGTTGCTTAGTTCTTGTGTAAGAGAAACTTCGTAGACATGATGTCCTTCAGACGTGGTATACGACTCAAATGTAATTTGGTTTTCTGCAGATTCAAGTAAACATTCGTCCAAAGTGTGTGACATAGCACCTGCAAAGGTACGCATAAACTTTTCGTCTTGTTGTTCGTTGAAAATAATTCTTACAAAATGTTCACTCATTAGTAGTTTACCCTTATATAATTTACAGTGCCATCTGTAAAGTTTGTAATCTTTGCTCGTAACCAAACAAAGTTACCATCAAAGTTATACATGTATGATCCGTCTCTATTTACAGTACCACCGGCAACTGTTGCAGTATGTTCTGTAGAATCAACATCAAACCAATCATCTGCTGTTGGTTCTGCAACTAATGTTGCTTGGATAATAATTGTGCCGTAAAATCCGGCAACTTTTAGTGCATAGGTGTGCGAACCATCGCCGCCTTTGTAGTAACCATCGCCTTTGACTTTATCACTGATGTATTCTTCAGCGGTACTGTCACCAGGATGATTCACTTGAACAGTGTCTGATCCGTTGATTGTAAATTCAAAATTCGTACTTAGTTCTGGCATAGTACTTTTATTTATTTAATTTTGATTTTATATGCTTGTGCCATGCGGTTAACATCCATGCCTTCTACTGCTGTAATAGCGTCATATTTCACTTTAAAAATATGATCTTTACCAGCATCACAACGATCCCAGCCTTTTGCTGAATCTTCGCCTAGGCTTCCAATAACAACATTTTTGTTTACTTCAATAGGTTGTCCGCCTAACCCATTTGCTGTTACAATAGCATCAATGTTTGTGCCATCAACTATAACTTGGCGTTTGATTAGTTCCTTAATTATTTCCTTCTTAACCATTTTTTTATGCATTATATTTCCTTTTCTAGTTTGAATTCAGTAATACTTTTAATTGCATCACCAAGATACATTTGTAATAATAACATCATTTCTTTATTTGTCGAGTATAAAAATTTACCATTTAGATTAAAACCGCCCGATTCGATACTTTTAATTGCAGTTTCGCTGATTTTTAAATCGCCGTAATTTTTAATCCAATCTTTAAAACCTTCACGCATAGCCTTAGGTACTATTACATTTCTTAAATTAATTCTATACTGATATTTGTTATACGGATAATTGTTAACGATTTCGTTCGTAGGATTGCTTAAAAGATAATTCAAATGTGTTGAATCCTTTGGCCATGATATATCGTATAAACTATCTTTGAATACCTTGCACATATCATTAAAAACTTCTTGGTTATTAAAATAAAATCCACATGTATCGCTTTCTAATCTCATAGTAAATTTCACACCAGAATTAGCAATTTTTTCTTTGTAAGTTAACACTTTGTAAATTAAAAATCTACTTTCCCATGTTCTTCTCATTCTACGATTTTCGATATCAGCAACAATAGCACTAGGTCTATACTTCATAGATTGCACATATTCTTTGTAGGATTCTACTTTGAAAAGATTAGCAATATGCTCTGCGTCTGGATATCTGATACCAGAAATATGCGGGCAACGTATTGTTACCCTGTATGCATATTTTCCGAAAAATAGTTTATGAGTGTGATTCGCGTTCAAGTTCTTGCCCTGGAGTTTCTTGCATAAAGTTTTCGATTGATAGTTTTATTTTGCCATCAACTACATCTACAGTGACTTTACCTCCACTGACAAGATCACCAAACAATACTTCTTTACTCATTGGTTTTTTGATGTCTTGATCAATTACACGTTGTAATGGTCTCGCACCCATTTTCTTATTGAAACCTTTCTTAATCAAATGCTCTTTTGCATTATCTGTTAGAACAATAAAGATACCTTTATCTTTAACAAGATCGTTTGCTTCTTTAATAAACTTATCAACAATTAATGAACATGTTGTTTTTTCAAGTTTATCAAACTTAACAATACCATCTAGTCTGTTACGGAACTCTGGTGCAAAGAAATCATTTACTGCGTTATCATCTTCGCCTTCACGTTCTAAGTTACCAAATCCTACACCGTTCTTTTCCATTTCTCTAGCACCTAAGTTACTAGTCATAATAACAATGGCGTTACGTGCATCTGCTTTTTTACCATTTGAACCTGTAACAAATCCATTGTCCATAAGTCCTAGTAAAATATTAGAAACATCTTTGTGTGCTTTTTCAATTTCATCTAACAACAGTACACAGTTAGGAGATTCTTGTAGTTTAGTAATTAACTGTCCTGCATCTTCTTCAAAACCTACATAGCCTGGAGGAGCACCGATAAACTTAGCAACTGAGTGCTTCTCTTGGAATTCACTCATATCAAAACGCACCAGTGTTGTACCCATTTCTTGTGCAAGTACTTTTGCTGTTTCTGTTTTACCACAACCAGTAGGGCCAACGAACAAGAAAGAACCAATTGGTTTATTAAGTGATTTTAATCCTGCTTGGGCAATAAAAATTTTATCAAGCAAACTGTCGATGGCTTCGTCTTGTCCGTATACACGTTTCTTCATGTTACTGTCAAGATCACGCATACTTTCGCTATCTTTACTTGCAACTTGTTCTAGTGGCAAGTTTGTCATTTTGCTTATTTCAAAAACAATCTGATCATGATCAATAACGCCGCCTTCTATATCTTGAATTTTATATCTAGCACCAGCACGGTCAATTACATCAATTGCTTTATCAGGTAGTTTCTTATCAGCCATATATTTTACTGAGTACTTGACAGCATTTTCAATTGCTTTTTCTGTAATAGTAACGCCGTGATGTTTTTCGTAGTATTTCTTAATACCTTTAAGGATATCAATTGTTGTTTCCTCATCTGGTTCATTAACCGTGACACGTTGAAATCTACGCATCAACGCACGATCCTTTTCAAAGTGTTTGCGATATTCTTCCCAAGTAGTAGAAGCAACAACTTTAATTGTTCCTTTACTTAGAGCAGGCTTTAGCATGTTAGCCATATCGTTTGCTTGACCTTGCCCACCGCTACCTGCACCATTAATCATGTGTGCTTCGTCGATGAATAAAACTGAATTCTTTTTCTTCTCTAGTGCATGTACAACCATTTTAAGTCGTTCTTCAAAGTCGCCTCTGTATTTGCTACCAGCGACCATAGCACCAATATCTAATGAATAAACTGTACTACCTTTGATAAATTCAGGCACGTTATCGTTTACAATTTCTACAGCAAGTCCTTCAGCGATAGCAGTTTTACCAACACCAGGATCACCAACTAACATTACATTGGCTTTTTGTCTACGTGCTAGAATAAGCACAGTTTCCTCAATTTCTTTTCCACGTCCAATAACAGGATCAATTTTTCCTGCTTTTGCTTTTGCTGTAAGATTTGTACAAAACTGACCAATGATTCTTTCTAGTTGACTTCTGTTGTAGTCTGCACTAGCCGCTTCTCCAATAACTGCTTCTGTTTCGATAAAGTTACTAAACTTCTCTTTATCAATATTGTATTTTTTCATTAAGAAACTACTGTATGATTTCTTTTCATTTAGTATTGAAAGAAAAACATCGCTTGGACTAATAGTAGTTCTACCACTAAACAGTGTTTGTGTAAATGCACGATTAAGCACACGTTCTAGTGCTTGTGTTTTAGTAGGACGACCTTTTCGGTTGGTATTAACGATATCGTCTAGTTTAGTTCCAATAAACGTTGAAAGGTCTTTGCTCATCTCTTCGATGTTAGCACCAAACTCTTCCAACACTGATTTAAATTCTTCATTTAATACTAGAGCATAGGTAAAGTGTTCTACTGTTACGTATTCGTGTTTAGCCTCTTGTGCTAATTTGATTGCTTTTTCAAAAATTGTTTCTAGTTGTGAATCAGGCTCAAGCATTTACAAGTCCTCGTTTCTTAAATTTATCTGCACGTTTTGTGGCCATATCCCATTTTAGTTTACTTGCTCTGTCCTTGTATGTAATACCTAGCAAATGATCAAGTTCATGTAGATAACATCTTGCATCATATTCTTCGATCTTACCAACCTGTTTTTCACCTTTTTCATTATAGAACTCTGCAACAATCCATTTAGGTCTGTTTAATTGTACATAAATGCCTGGAAAACTTAAACAACCTTCCCAGTCTAGTGTTGTTTCTTTACTTGCTTCGAGTACTTTAGGATTGATAAAGATTGCACTTTTTTCAGGTACATGTTTGCTACCCATTACAAACACTTGTGCATCAATGCCTACTTGATTAGCACTTAATCCTACGCCATCGCTGGCATACATAATATCAAGCATATCTTTTTTAACTTCTAAAATATCCATATCAGGATTTTCAAAGTCAAATGGTTTAACTTGTTTGTTTAAAAATTCGTCTGGGTAATAAATTAAATTCATTGTTTTCCTTTAATCTTAGTTATCATATCTAGTTGTTCAGGGGTTAGGTCTTTTGGAATACTCGCTTGTATTTTAATATATAAATTACCATAACCATTTCCATTTAGTATAGGCATGCCTAATCCGCCCATGCTGTACGTTGTATTTGGCTGTGTGCCATATGGTACATTTAGGCTGTAACTTTGACCGTTTAAATGTTCTACTTTCACTTTAGTACCTAGTATAAGATCAAACACGTCAACTGTCAAGTCTTTTTGTAAATCGTTTCCGACTCTTTTATAACCTTTTTGATCATGAATAGTTACAGTAACATGCAAGTCACCTGGAGGAGCACCTTTAATACTTTGGTCTCCTAATCCTCTTAATCTAATAGTTTGTCCATGATCAATACCTTTTGGTATCTTAACATCAAGTGTTCTTGTTCCACCTGTTGGCATAGGAATTTGAATAGTAACCTCATGTCCATGATATGCTTGATCTAAACTTATTTGCAGATTAGTTCTTACATTATGGTTTCTATTTCTATTTCTTCTTTGAAACCCACCTGGACCAAAAATAATTTCTTCACCGTCAATCCCTCCCATTCCCTGTCCAAACATTTGGCTAAACATATCCTCAAAGTTTCCAGCATTAAATCCCTGTTGTCTAAAACCTTGTTGTTGAGGATCAGTAGTACCAAATTGATCGTACATTTGTTTCTTTTCGGGATCAGTTAGTGTTTGGTAAGCCTCGTTTAATTCTGTAAACACTTTATGGTCACCTCCCTTGTCAGGATGATGCTTTGCCGCAAGTTTACGGAATGCAGTCTTTATTTCTTTTTCAGAGGCATTACGGGAAACACCTAAACGTTCATAATAATCCATAGTAGTATTATATACTTAGTTTAGGTATTTGTCAATGATTATTTGTCGGATTTTTTACTAGATCCAGTATATAGACCAAACCATGCCGCGCCAGCACCAACTACAATACTAACCAAACCTGATTGTTCCATAGTAGGGTTTGGAAGTTCCATATACCAAACTACAACTTTATATAGTAAAACAATGTAAGTTGTAATAAAGACACGAGGAAAAATTCTCCAACTGTCGACTGCTCGTGCTAAATGAATTAGTTTAGCATATGGATTAACACCTAAGTCTTTTGCAGAAGCATCAACATCTAATTCTAGATTAATTTTTCTTTTTGTTGTCTCGGAGCCAACATTAACTTCAATTGCTTTACCTGCTTTGATCTTTTCTTGTTCAGTTTTTAAATCACTCATTTTGTACCCTCTCGTTTAATATATGTATTTATTAAAAATCGCAGGTTATTTGGCCCCTGGGTACTATTTTTTCTGTAATAGTCTGACCTTTAGTGTTAAGTTCAGCACCGGGTTTTAAAGCACAAGTGGTTTTAGTGGAACAACTACTTAGAATCAGTAGCGTCAGTATTATCGCCGCCCTCATAATACTTTCTATATTGATCTAGTGTAGCACCTTGCTTGATCATGTATGCACGGATTTGTGCAAAGTTTTTAGCAAGTGTTTCATAGTCATCATCGCTTAAACCAAACAGCACAGGATCTTTACCTTGCTCTTTCATTTTAGCAAATACTTCTTCAGCATTTTCAGAAGTAATAATGATGAATTTTAGTTCCTCCATTTTAGGAGTTTCTGGATCTGGGAGATTCAGAGGTGCTCTTTCTACTTCTGTCTTGAAAATGTCTAACTTAGATACCGTACTACAACTAGTAAGGAACGTAGTTAGGATTAGCAATACTAGGACACTCTGAATTGATTTCAGATTTCTTTGTAGCATTTCTCTCTTTCTCCGTTAGTTCTGCACCCATAGCAATTTCTACACATCTCATTGCTTTTTTAGATGCATTGTTTATAATACGTTCTACTGCACGATCTTTTTCAATAGCAAGTTTGCCAATATCTCTTACTTCGCCCTTGCCGTTAATTTTATTGAAACGTTCGTCAAGTGCGTTAAACTCTGCGGTAAGCACTCTGTTTTTTTCTTCAAGTTCTCTATTAGCCTCGAGTATAGCAGTAAAATCTTTTCTTTGCTGTTCAATAACAGCCTGTTGTTCAGACACACTGTCTAACAGTTTAGCGTTATTTGCTTCACTAGTAGCAAGATCACTTTTAAGTGTTTTTACATACATGAAACCACCGCCAGCACCTGCCAACATAATTAACACCATTGCAATTTTAATTGAACCGAACATTTTATCTTCCCTGTTTACAAACTTCTATAACAATCGTTTTACCATCACCGTCTACAAATTCTTTATATAGTGGGCCTTCGTGTTTTTCGTGTCCGCAGTTTTTACAGGAGTTGCTCATACCATCTTAAGTGCGGCTTCTGTAGTTTCTTCTACTCTGCGTGTCCAACCTCTACCAAATGTAGAAAAAGTTGATAAAGACTCGTAGTATTTCTGACGGTCTGCTTGATATGTTTTAATTGTTTCTTCTACACCGTGTTCATCAACATAATTGTTTAATGCTTTAAGTGTGTTAGGACCAATTCCGCCATCTGCTACTGTACCAATCTGTCTTTGTAGATATTTTGCGGCTCTTCCTGGACCAGCATTTACAGCAAAATCAAATACACAAAGATCTAATCCTGATGGAAGATCATCGCCTTTAACTTTGCCCCAATAATTTTTTTCGTAAATAGGAGCAACATCTTCAACTAAAAGATCTTTCATATCTTTAGTTCCGCCCCATTCTTCGTAAACTCTTTTTGTTACACCCAAGTTAGTTTCGCCACCTGGATCTTTTGGATGGTTTACATATCCACCTTCATGATGTAAAATCATCTCTAATGATGCTTGATAGTTCTCTTTAGCCATATTATTTCCTTTTCAATACTTTAGTTCTTACACCGTTCGTAAAGAACAAGTTTTCATCTATTTTGTATATGTTATAGTTACCAAAGTACTTTGTAAGCCACAGAACTTCTGACATTGACTCTTCGTCCAATTTAGTTGCACCTACAAATCTTCCAGTAATTTCTTCAGTTGTGCCTTCGTCGACAATTTCCATTCTGACACTACCACTTGCATGTCTTTTAAATTCTACAATATTGTCAGCCACATGTTTTTGTTCAGTTGCACCTTTATTGAAGAATCTATCTAATTCTCTTTGTTTGTATCCTTCAATAAAACTGTTGTATGTTTCCTTATCTACTGGAACTTCTAATTCTTCTGTGAATGGTTTACTTTCAACTTCTTTATAGTATCTGTATTTCCATTCGTCGATTCCTGTCAACTTTTGTACGTCATCAAGAATTGTTTTAATATTTTTACCTAAGTATCTGTTACGTTCAAGTTCGACAAATACATCGTATTTTCCTCTACGGTTTTCGCCTGAACTTACATCTGCATCTAAAATAAAAGGATATCCTTTTTCAATAAAACTCATTAGGTCTTTAGCAGGTTCTTGATCAGTAACTTCAAATGCAAGTACTGATACATCTTCATCTTTACCCATTTTTGATTTGTATGAATCAATAGTAAAGATTTCGTTTACAAAGTTTTTTAAATCTTTAGATTTGAGAGAGGTCATTCTGTTGCTCCAAGTCACTATCTGCTGTTGCTTGTACTTCAGGCTGTGTTGCTACCTGATCCATGTCGCCATATAATTGTTCGTCAACGCTTCTTAAATATCCTTTGTACATATCAAACAATAAACTCTTAGGCATTTCAACATTTACAATCCAAATAGGATGTCTGTCAATTTTACCTTTTTTAGTACCTGGACGATAATCGTCTGGTGTTTTGATTTTTCTTGGTTGCATTAAGAAGTCTTTTTTGTATGAAACTTTACAGTTGTAATCTAGCAATCTTTCTCCTGCTTTAGGGTTTGGCATTTTATCTCTAGGCCACATAAAACTGCAACTCACAGTATGCCTATTAACAATAGGACCTTCACATAACTCGCCATCTTGCCAGTTTTCAAACACATACATATCTAATTCATCCATTACACGCTCAAAGTCTTTAAGAACCCTTAGTGTGTTATTAGACTCGTATATGCCCTTGATATTTTCGATTACTTGTACAACGTCATACATAATTTGTTCTCCACATTTATTTATCGTATTCGTGACCAATAAAAAAATTATGTTATACGTTTAAAACTGCATTTATTTGTTAAATACTTTTGCAGTTGGGCACTAAAACCTTAAAGGAGGTCAATATTGTCTAGAGCAAAACGTAAAGAGCGTAGAAGTAATAACGTAATAGATTATAACAACTATGCACACAAAAAACAGGAAGTTTCCATACTTCCACGCAACATTAACCAAGAAACTTACTTAGAAACACTAAAAGATAGGAAAAAAGACATTGTATTTGCAGTAGGTCCTGCAGGTACAGGTAAAACCCTATTAGGTGTCATGATGGCTAT